GTTTCACCCTCACAGTGACAGAACAACCGAGGTAAAACCTCACTACGTGCGCTGGCAAAATGAGTTAGAGGCATACTGAAAACTAATACGAAACATATTCATCTTAGTAATAATATGTCCACGAGGGAACACAGATAAAAGATAGGACATTAAGCATTTCGCACTCCCAACATAGTGTGCATGTCTCTATTAACGTCATCAGTGGTGTGACGTTCTGTGATCTCCTCAACCGAACCGACATTCCCATCCAACCCAAACAATCGGCTTTGTTTGCCGCGTAGGGCAGCTGCTTTCATCTGGAAATGAGCTTCTCGTGCTCTAGCTGGAGTACGCGATGTGACTTCATAGAAGTCAAATGCGTACTGGGCGAGGCTCCTGTCGGTCAGATTTCGCTGAAGTCCGTACCTTGGCATGTACGGTTCAATGGTGTTTCTCATCACAATGTAAGTTTCAGCGACTTCACTGTGATGTGCCATAATTTGGCGCAATGTTGGCTTTGCAAATTCCACCATTGGTTTCAAGTCGAACTCGACTTGCTCGGTTCCATCCATCATGGTCCACCTGCCATTTATGTTTGGTGAAGTCCCATTCTCAATGCACCAGACGGTGAAACCATTCAGTATAATTCTCATCTCATCATCAGACACTCCGTACGCAGTCTTTACTTGCGTATACCACTCCTTATATTGTTCATTAGTTGCTCGAGTGTTGTGGAGATGAACTTGCTTTGGTAGGTATGTCAGTAAGTGGTCTAAATCCAACGTGATCATCCCGTCCACTTCTGGTACCTGCATTTTAGTTTGCATTTTTGTGAGTCTTGGCACTCGCTTGAGCCCAACTGTGCCGGCGTTCACGTCCTTATCCCTCCCGCGGTCAGATCCTGAAAATGTAGAGTTGTTCGGGTTACTCTTCCCAGCGTTCAAACTTTCAGGAGTGGAATGTGGAATTTCCGAGGATTGTTTTCCTTTTCCAGTTGGTGGTATGGGCTGTTCCGGTTCGTCGGACTGATGATGAACCTCAACCTCTTCATCCATTGGCTCGGCTAGGTACCTCTCTGTCCTGTACTGCAGATATAGCTCTAGCTCACGTTGCTGAAAGTTTTCATCGAGGTACAATTTCTTGAGAGCTAACTCTGAAATATACGGTGCCTTACCACAAGCAGCCAACGATTTATACGGCTCCATCTCCAGCACCCATGCGTAAAACAATCGTATTTGATACAAAAGCTCATCATGCCCCCACGCTTCAATCATTGATGCACAAATTGCTTCAAGACGGTGCTCAGGTTCCGAACTCCGGTCCCATTCTAATATAGACACAATGCGCTCAACCTCAAGTTTTGGAATGTAGACGCCATCTCTAAAAAGCCCTTGGTGTGACATAAACCACAGTTCCGACTTATTCTTTGTTCTAGACGTGAACTCATAGTTTAGGCCAAGCTCTTTGAATGATGCTTGCAAACCGTCCAAGAGATGTTCCATGTTTGGTTGCACTGCAATCATTAAGTCATCTCCATTAACGAAGAATTTTAAGAATTCTTGATAACGCGTTAAATCCACTCCAGCGCAATTCAAGGCGTACAACATGGTTACACACACCATGAGCGAGTTGTCAACGACAGTCGATGGCTGTCCGCTGTTATTTCCTTTAAACTTCTTAACGACCGTTCCATCAGGTGCTGCAATTGGCGTGTACACAATTTCTGTGTACAAGTTCTTCAGCATAATTTCGCCCACATCCCAATGTTCCATGAAGTGCAACCTGATCAGTGTCACTGCATTAATTAGATATGGGGAGAGCGAACTATCAAACTGGGAACCATCTGCGTCACAATAGATCCATCCGTCCGGCAGTTCTTTTAGTAATCGATCCCACCCTTTATAGAACTTAGTCATTCCAACTGTCCAGGGACCCACAATATGTAGATCGTAGAACTGGTTATTAAAGTCGTCGACGCAAACCTTCCCACCTAATAATGTTTCAATTGGTGCTGCAGTGAAAGTTCGTGTTTTATTTGCCAGGACCTTTTCCATCGGGCGTAATTCAGCTTTCAGAGAGCCGTTCCACAAGCCCATGTCCCCAAGGAATAGCCGCTTACAACTCTCCCGCACAATCTCTTCATATGCCTCGTCTGTAAAATCTTTAAAGAAGTCCTTTTTCTTGCCACTGTATAAAGTGCCAGTTGCTGCATTAAGATTAAGTGACTGAATTATTGCTTGCGCTTCAGTTATGTATGAGCACTCGCCAAATCCAATTTTGTGTAAGAGCTGGATCATCGCGTTGACCGCTTCGTCGAATCGGTCCGTTTGAACTTCACCAACATATATAGGGTTTGCGTACTTCAGCAAGTCCTTGAGAAAGGCGGTTTTGCTTAGCACACTCTTCCCATGTGAGCCCATTAGAGGTTGGAAGAAATTCCTTGCAGATTCATTCTCGCGCAGGTACAAGTCGAAGAGAGCACACTTGCCTTTGACTATGTGCTTCGAAACTAGCTTATTAGGACAGAAGGCAACTGCTTTGAGATTACCGTGTAAAGCTTCAGCTACCCAGTGTTCTTGGGTGGATCCTTGCTCATGCACAGGGATTGACTCCAAGTCTGATATTAACTTATCCGTTTTAAAGAGTCCAGATGGTGGCCTTTCAGTGAGACGCAGTGAACCCCAACTAATTTCGTTTGGATTGTATAACCAGTGCTTCGCCCAAGCAAGGTTCTCCTGCGTTTGTAGCCACTTCTCCTTGAAGTCGTGTGGTACGGATGCAAAGTAGTTTACAGTAAAATCGTTGGATGATATACTATGTAACCCAAGAATCGCACCATCTGTCAGGCTGACAAGAGGGAGACCACAATAACCTGCTTTCGTTGAGATGTGGTGGCTCCAGAACTTGCTGCCCTCGTGAGGAAATATTACACTAGCTTCAGACACCGTACTCGAAAGACTACGCTCTTGAAACAGTGTGCCAACCATACTTGCACGCTCCCCCTTTAAAGGGTGTCGGAAGATGAGCTTACTTGAGAAAGGAGGAAAATCCTTTGGCATAAGTATAAGAACTAGTTCATGGTCCTCGACTGGATGTACTTGTAATTGAGTCGTATTCCTCGCAGTGAACTCGCCATGGTGCGTACGGACCAACAACTCCCCATTATTCCTTTGAAAGAGATGCCTATTCGTGATGATTAGTGGACCAAACCCAACACCATAGAAGCTGATAGAACCACCATCCGACTTGTTGGTGAGATAACACAATGAACGAGCGATTGGATTGTAGTCACGTAGGCCCTTGTGTAAACTTAGGCTCTCATGCTCCACGTGCAAATCTTTGGAATTTGGAGGGGGCAAATTGGCTTTGTCAAGGACTTCCGCTTTGGATGATTGTCTCATTTCAAACTCCCTCTCGGGAAACTTCGCAATGTTGTTTGTTTTATTACAGATTAAAAGAGGGTTGTGTGGCGTCAGATCCACTTTTATCATGTCTTTAGCACCATGCTTTATGAAGTAGGCTTCAATTCGTTGGTTGCTCATCATGCTTTGTGCTGAGATTTCATCTTCATCGCGCAGTTGGTTCCGTATCTTGAGAAGATATTCCTGCATATGTTCGACACCAGACATAGGTGAGTCATCGTATGTTATACCAGTCAATGTGTCAACATAACGCACTAGTGCATACTCCGTTGGATCGAAACCGTAAAAATTCACGAATCGACGTGTCTTGCCATGTGTGGTCCTTGCACGCCCGCTCTTCTTCTCCTTCTTAGTGTATGCGTCGCCAAAATATTGTTCCAAAGTTCGGGGATCGGCATCTAATTCATAACCCATTCTTGCGTCACTTGCCCGCCTAAAGCGTAGCTTTTGCCTTTGCCGCTTGCCAAATCCTTGATGGTGCACAGGACTTTCAACTTCCCCTTTGAACCAGTAATACAGCATGATAGCTGCTCCAATACCAACACTAGCCGACACGACTAGATCGCGCGTCATAAGTTCCTTATTCCATCGGCCTTTGAGTCCGAGTTTTTCGCTAACGCTATTGCAACTCTCATGATGTACTAACTTTAAAGCTCCGAATGATTGCAACAACTCCGGAACACTCGCATCAACATTGAGATTCTGGAACTCGAGTAGTTGGGCATGCACTGATTTGAGTTTCTTAATGTTCTCCGCGCTGTGGTCTTTAGTGTAATGCCGCTTGATGGTGCTCAAGATGCCTGATAGCGATATGCTTCCACTGGAGCAAAACTCTCCATTCAGGTTTTGGTAATAAGTATGCTTCACCATCTCCTCTTCTAACAGTTTCTCAATGATCTGTATAGTGCGTGGCAGCGAGTGGATATCTGTCTGGAGCGTATACGCAATCTTCGTTGCGTGATCCATGGTTAGGCGTCCCAGACACGAGTCTTGCGCAAATTCATTGGCCACTTCCCACAGTTTGGCGTGGAGTCTATCTGGGATCCCTCTAACAAAGAAAGGCACTCCGACCTCATCCTCCACATCTATGCTCACACCCATACGTCGGTAATCACCCGCCTTAATCCAACGTCTATGGAAACCAGTTGGAATTGCAGTTTTCTTCAAACAAACGTCCGACTCACGCAAACGATAATTCTTAAATAG